TTAATATGGCTAACATTAAGAAATTGATATTTATACCGAATAACGAACACGAGACATTCAACCTAACAGAATTACGTAACTGTCCTGATTATACTATCAGCGCAATCAACTGTCCTAATCTGAAGACTTTCATGACTACTGCTCCTTATAGATATAGTTATACTAATGGTGAGTATGGCGACGTCACACCAAATACAGCCTTCTGCGCCAATACGCTTGATATTTCAAATACTAAAATAACAGATGTCAACTTCTTATGTACAACCGACGTATACCAACTAAAACTACCGGATACTGTAAACAATTTCATATGCGACAGTGCGTATGATTTAGATACTGACTATTTACCAGACGGAGATTTCGATACGGTTCATCATGAGTTGATAGAGGCTTATACGACGGATTATACGAATGGTTATAATGACCGCGTTTATATTGGCGAATGCAACGAAAACGTCGATTTTGATTTTATATCCGACGGGACTTATCTAAAAGATGGGAATCTAAATACAACAACCGCTAATTCAGCAACAACATCTAAAATCTATGTTCTTGGCGGTACAGAAATATCTTTTACTAGAAATTCGTTGAATTATTCGAATTATTTCATTAATGAATACGATATAAACGGAAAATACTTAAAATGCACACGACACTTTGATACCCATAATTGGAATAGGGCAATTACACAAGCGGTGAGTAGCGATACGTTTTACGTTATTATCAGTATAGTGGATTATAGAGAATTAGACGGTAGCACCCCTTCTTTCGACACATTATTTAAAACTTTCTCACGTTACGAACCGAAGACACCAAACCTAATCCCATCAGCAGCAGATGGTTCGTTGATATTTAGTATGTATGCACCAAATACCAACGTAGCGGTACCAGCGGAAGGAATCTGGGATTTATACGGTTTAACATTTGAGGAGTTCTATACTTACGGTATGAATAATGATATTGTTGTGACTGATGGTAATATTACAATGCCTCATAGATACGCCGATTATAACATTACAATTCAAAATGCCAACATTAACCCAACAAAACATCCAACAATGTTATATCCTCTATTAGTTAACGAGAATAAACCAATCGTCGGAACAATTGATTATAGTAACTATCAAGGCGATGATTTATCTTATGTTATGACTTATGCTAATAAATCTGAAGTTGATATTTCTATACCAGATGAGGTAATGATTAACTCTAACTATTCTTATAATATAGATAAAGATAGTGAGTATGAATACAATGACCCTAGAACTATAGCGAAATACACATGTAATGCTAAAGGGGTATTACCGACATTTAATGATGGATATACGGATTATAGGGTTAGTGAGTTGGATAATGGCGACGGAACTTATACAACTAGCATAATTGCGGATGATATTAGTATTTTACCAACGAGTATAAATTTTAAAGATTGTAAAGCACTTTTAAAAGTTAGTGCATTAAATACCAGCAAGGTTGAGAATATGAGTAATATGTTCGGCGGCTGCTCTTCACTAGCCTCTCTAGATACAAGTAACTGGGACACTTCGAATGTTACTAATATGCATAGTGTATTCGTCGACTGCACCGGACTAACATCTCTAAACCTGAGTAATTGGGATGTTTCGAGCGTTACTACTATGGGTAGTATGTTTCAAAACTGCTCCGGACTAACATCTCTAGACCTAAGTAACTTCAATACTTCGAAAGTTATTGTTATGAATAGTATATTTAACAACTGCACCGGACTAACATCTCTAAACCTGAGTAACTGGGATACTTCGAGTGCTAATAATATGAGTTACATGTTTAACAGCTGCCATAGACTAACATCTTTAGATGTAAGTAGTTTCAATACTTCGAATGTTACTAATACAGCTTATATGTTCCAAAACTGCGCTAGACTAACATCTCTAGACCTAAGTAACTTCAATACTTCGAAAGTTACTGCTATGAATGCTATGTTCCAAAACTGCTCCGGACTAACATCTTTAGATGTAAGTAGTTTCGACACTTCGAATGTTATTAATATGTCTGCTATATTTAACAACTGCTCTGGATTAACATCTATAGACGTAAGTAACTGGGATGTTTCGAAAGTTACTACCATAAATGGTATGTTCCAAAACTGCACAAGCCTAACATCTCTAGATGTAAGTAACTGGGATACTTCGAGTGTTACTAATATGACTTCTGCGTTTAATAACTGTTCATCATTAACATCTATAGACGTAAGTAACTGGGATGTTTCAAAAGTTAATACTATCTCTGATATATTTCGAATGTGTTCCAAGTTTACTTCATTGGATATTAGCGGATGGGATATTCAAGAGGAATGTAATACGGATCGTTTTGTCTATCAAATGGGTTCGATGTTTACAAATTTAAAATGGGGAAACTGGCGATGTTCATTTGATATGACTTATGTAACCTCTCTGACATCCGAATGTCTAAAAGACTTACTAGCCAACTTAGCGACCGTAGCAAACGGACAAACTCTAACCCTAGGCTCAACAAACTTAGCTAAAGTCTCAACAGCTGATATTCTAGCAGCCCAACTTAAAGGTTGGACGATGGACGGAGCGACATCTACCACCGTAGTATTTGCGTCGGATACAATTAGTGGTAATGATGCTATTACTGAGTGTGGTATACAGTTAACGGATGCTAATAGGAATAAAAGAATTGATGAAGTTCTCGGCGCATATACGGCCTGTACGAAATTATATTTGTTCGACGATGGTACCGTTACAAGTCTATACCGTTTATTTTTGAATAACTCAACATATAGAAATAGGGTGACAGCTATCGAAATTATCCCAAGTTTCTTTAAAAACGTAACAAATACACAACAGATGTTTCAAGGTTGCTCGAATCTAACTTCTTTGGATTTAAGAAGTTTAGATGTTAGCTCTGTTATTGATATGTCTAATATGTTCATCGGCTGCTCTTCACTAGCCTCTCTAGATACAAGTAACTGGGACACTTCGAATGTTACTAATATGAATGGTATGTTCTATGAGTGTATCGCACTAACATCTCTAGACCTAAGTAACTGGGATGTTTCGAGCGTTACTACTATGAATTATATGTTTTTTGGATGTTCATTTTTAACATCTCTAAATGTTAGCAACTGGGATACCTCGAAGGTTACCGCTATGTATGGTACATTCAAACTATGCTCCCGACTAACGTCTCTAGACGTAAGTAACTGGGATACTTTGAGTGTTACTACTATGGGTGGCGTGTTTGATAGCTGCCGTGCCCTAACATCCTTAGACCTAAGTAACTGGGATACTTCGAATGTTGCTGATATGTCTAATATGTTCTCCGGATGCTCTAACTTAACATCCTTAGATTTAAGTAGTTGGAATACTCCGAAGGCTACTAATATAAGTTATATGTTCCGAAGTTGCTCTTCGCTAGAATCTCTAGATATAAGTGATTTCACCGTGACTCCGGAAACATTAACTAATGCTATTTTTAACGAATGTTCAAACTTAACAATGCTTAAAATCCCAATATGGTACACATCGCTATTTTTATCTCAATCATCCAAGCTTACGTCAGAGTGTCTTAAAGACTTACTAGCTATTCTAGCGACCGTAACAAACGGACAAACTCTAACCCTAGGCGCAATAAACTTAGCTAAATTAACAGATTCGGAAAAAGCAATAGCCACAAATAAAGGATGGACATTAGCGTAAAAAAAGGGGGTGAAATAGTGAGACTAGAAGAAAAAGATGGGTTACGTATTTTACATCCAGCTTACGGATATTGGTTGAAAAATACGGAAACTGGGGATATTCACACAGGTAAGATTTATCTGGGGGCTAACGTATCCCCGGATATTTATGTCGAAGTGTTAGATGAAACCATCGATAATGGTTTATTTAGCGCGCTAACAGATATTCAAACAAAAGAAAACTCACTCAACAAAATCGGTAAAATCGTAGCAAATAATGTTACAGACGACGCGGTGGCACTTACAATTCAAGAATTCTATGATATTTGGGAAGTTGGTGCGACATACGAAGTTGGAAGATATTTACAATACAAAGGCGTATTATACAAAGTATTACAACCACACACAAGTCAAGAAACATGGACGCCGGATGTAGCATCAAGCGTATATGCGAAAGTTCTTATTGACCCAACTGGTGAAACGATTCCTGAATGGGAGCAACCAGACAGTACAAATGCATATATGACTGGCGATAAAGTACGCTTCGAGGGTGTTGTATATGAAAGTATAATGGATAATAATATTTGGTCGCCAACGGCTTATCCTCAAGCTTGGCGAGTTGTAGAGGAGGGATAAAATGGGAGAAGATAAAACACAAGAACTACTATTACAATTAGTACAAGATATGTCCTTCGTCAAAGCAAAACTGAGTAATATCGAAGAACAAAAATTAGCCTCTAGGATTGATTCCCTGGAGGCTCAAAATAGAGAGCACGATAGAACGATCAAATCTCTAGAGAGAAGAAACGATACGATGGAAGAGTTTGTACGTGGGTCAATGCAAGAAAGTAGAAAACAGCAAACCGGCGTATTTATATCTATGGGTATGGCGGTATTCAGTGCGATTGTATCTGTAATGTTCGGTTTCTTAATTTGAAAGGGGGTGATATAATGAAAGTGGATTATCGTGAAACGTATACAAAAGTTTACGATAGCTACGCATATTCAAGCAGTGAAATCGAAAACGCAGTAGAAGAGATCATGCAAAAACGTAAAGAATTAGGATTACCTGTAACACGAACTAAGTCATCGTATGTAAGCGAATGGAAATCACATAACCGATTATACAAACTAGGCATCCAAAGAAGTCGCACCAAAGATGTGGATCTAGAAGAAGAAATAAACTCAACAAGAAACTTTTTATATTCAATATTAGGATTCTAGGAGGTGATAGTATGGAGAAATTAAAAAATCCTTATTTCTGGTTATCATTAATCGCATTGATATTTGCAGCAGCAGGAATCGAATTTGAACAATTAACTAGCTGGGGGTTATTGTTCCAAGCAATACTTGATATTGTACAAAACCCAGTGAGCATTGTTGCTATTATTACAGCATTCCTTGGTATCTGGAATGACAACTCAACAAATGGTTTAGATACCTTTAAAATAAGAAAAACAAAAAATTAAAATTAGAGGAGACGATTAAAAATGTTTGAAGAATTATTAGTATGTTTAGGTGAAATTTATGCTGGTGTGGAACAAAAAATTACAGAGATGAATGCTTTAAAAGCTGAAAATGAAGCAGTGAAAGCTGAAAATGCAAGTTTACGTGAAGAAATCGCTAACCACGTATGTGAATGCGACCATGAAGAAGAATTAGCTCAAGCCAAAGCAGAAGTAGAAGCAGCTAAAGCGGCAGCTGAAGAAGCTAAAGCAGCGGCTGAAGCAGCTAAAGCAGAAGTAGAAGAAGTTAAAGCAGCTCACAATGCTCAATTAGAAACATTACGTAATGAATTCCAAGAATTAAAAGATTTATTATTCCCTGCTGAAGAAGAACCAGAAACTCCAGTAGTACCAGAAGAACCAGAAGTACCTGTTGAACCAGAAACTCCAGTAGTACCAGAAGGTGGAGAAGATAACGGAGAAGACAACGGAGAAGACAACGGAGAAGTAGAAGACGTACCAGCTGAATAATACGCGAAAAATACAATCCCTTTAATGAAGAGAGTGGGCTCGGTTGAGTCTCTCTCTTTTATATTTTTTATAAGGGGGTTTTATAATGGATATGAAAAATGTTAACAAAAAGATTGTCGCTGTTGGTTTGACTGGCGTAATAATTTCAGGGGTTGTTTTAAATCAACAATACGAAATTAATCAACTAGAGAGAGACTTACAAATTCAGCAAAATATGACCGACCAGAAACACAACTACACTGAAACACTAATTGATATTTCATCAATTCAGGAAAAACTGAACGATGAATGTAACTTCAAAGTATTAGATGGTTCCATCAATATCAGACACACATATGTATACAAACGAGATAGTATTTTGGGTTTTAAAAGCGAGTATAAACTTGTCGGTACAGCCGACTTTTATTATGCTCTAACAGTCGATTTAAGCCAATCGAATATCACGAAAGCTACCGATAAAAAAATCACAATCGAAGTACCGAGAGCACGAATTGATGAAGGGGCTTATCATCGAGTAGCAAATTCTTTCGTACGTATCAACGAAGAATGCAGCACTAATATTCTAGCAAATAAATCAGATGCCGAAAAAGCAACAAGACAATGGGAAGATTCTTTTGATACTAAAGGTATCGAATATGTTGAGAAGTATATGGTGCGAGAAAGCGTTAAAGAAAAAGTGGATCAACTTACAGTTCGTCAGGTAAAAATACTTATGGAAAAACTTGGATATTCTCAAACTATAGATGTTAAAATCGTATAGGAGGAGATTATCGTGTTTGTATGCGATATGGGTGAATTTATATTTGAAGAGCAACAAAGTGAAGATGTTTTTCAATCAGCTGAAGATTATGAGTTATCGGAAGATTATATAACTACGGAAGGGGAATATATTATGAGTGAATCACGTTATGGTTTTACAAAAATGAATGTTAATGAATTTAAAACTTGGATTAAAAAACAAGGAAATTATGATTACAATGGTATCCAAATACACCACACATATTCGCTATGCTAATTTCTATAAATCAAATGGCGGTCACGAGGATGAATTAACTCGACAAAACAACATGAAATCATACCATGTTAACACAAACGGTTGGGATGATATTGCTCAACATTTCACAATTTATCCAAATGGGGCTATCGTAACAGGACGCAGTCTATCAAATACGACAGCCATCGGAATTAGAGGATGGAACTATAATAAAATCTGTATAGAAATTTACGGTAACTTTGATAAAGGCGGGGACGTCATGACAAATGAACAAAAACAAGCTGTCATTGCCGTGTATGGGGAACTATGCAAAAAGTTCAATATTACACCTTCGATTTCAACATTAAGATGTCATGCTTGGTTTACTTCTGGTGGAACATATTTGGGGGATTATTCATCTAGTCGATCAGCTAAAACTTGCCCTGGAACAAACTTCATGGGATTTGGAAACACTAGAGAAGCTATAGAGAAAAACTTTATACCGCTAGTTAAAAATTATATTAGTAATGGATCATCAAATTCTAGCGCAGTAGCAACAAATTATGTCGTTAAAATTAATACTGATACATTAAATGTTCGTAAAGGACCTGGAGCAACTTATAGTGTTGTTGGTGAATTAGGTAGAGGTGAAGCATATACGATTGTTCAAACTCAAAATGGCTGGGGTAAATTAAAATCCGGAGTTGGATGGATTAATTTAGCTTATACCAAACGTGTCAGTAATACGACGGCCGCGTCAGCAACCGTTCAAATGTCTAATTACTTGGTTAAAGTCTCTACGCACAGCTTAAATATTCGCAAAGGTCCTGGCGTATCTTATGATATTTCAGGAACTGTCAAAAAAGGCGACGTGTTTACAATAACAGAGACTAAAAATGGTTGGGGTAAATTAAAATCAGGAGCTGGTTGGATTAGCTTAGGTTATACTCAAAGACTAAAATAGGAGAGATGATTATGGCGGATGATTGGGTTGGTGTTGGTAGAAAAGTTAAACGAGATAATTCACAAAAAGTTTACGAAAAAGAGCATTTTATAATTTTAAAAGTGAAAAGTGGTAAAAAAATAGGATATATAGCGTATAATACTAAAAAAGAATGGGAAGAAGGTCACACTCATTTAGACAGTTTTAATATGGCTAAAACTATCATCGATAATGTATTGAAACGTAAAAAACCCAAAACTAAGAATTTATATTTACTTAACAGTCATATACGTTTGAGCGATAGCCCGGCATATGATAGATTTATAAACGATATAATTAACGCCAGAAAGAATAAGAAAAAACAAGGATATAGAAACGATAAATATTTAAAGGAGAGATTATAATGGAATATATTATCGGTTGCCTTATAGGATTTATTCTATCATGGATATTTACAAAATTTAGATATGGAAACGGAAATTTTCGCATCAACGAAACTGATGCGAATAAGGACGTCTATAAGCTTGTAATTAATGACTTCAACAAGCTACACCGAAGAAGATATTTGCTGGTTAGAATCACGCGAAAATAACTTTTGCTATTATGAGAAGAAAATAATTCTAAAGGAGATGTTTGTTATGAAAAAAGATAACAAAAAATTGTTAGAAGAAGTGATTAATGATCGTTTAACAAAATCATTAGGAGATAATCCTGACGAAGCATCAGCTGCTTTCGAGGAAGCTATGCAGGCAATCGATAGACAAAATGAACTAGATAAAGATAAAAAAGATAGAATGGTGAAAGTTGTCGAAGTCGGTATGGTTGTTGTAGCGGCACCTTTGATTGAAGCTGCTTGTAAGAAAGGATTTGCTCGTATGATTTGTGAATTCGAGGAGGATCACATCTTCACAACGATGGCGGGAAAATCTTTATCAGCATTATTCAAATTTAGAAAGTAATTCTTACTAAGTAAGGACCGTTTAAACGCGGTCTCTTATTTTTCGAAAGGGGAAATTGTTATGGAAAAAGTGAAAAATTTTTGTGTTGAAAATGGCGCTAGTATCTTAACTGGTGTTGGTGTTGTAGGTGTTGTTAGTACGGCTGTATTAGCAGCAACAGCAACCCCAAAAGCTTTACGTTTATTAGAAGAGAAAGAGCGTGTGGCTAAAGAAACATACGATGAAGAGTTGACTAGATTTGAAAAAATTATTGCTGTTACTCCAGCTTATATTCCGGCAGTTCTTAGCGGATTAGCCACGGCATCATGTATCTTAGGTGCGAATCATATTAATAAAAAACAACAAGCTTCTTTAATGAGTGCATATACATATTTGGCAACTTCATTTGGAGAATATAGACGAAAAGTTAAAGAGGTATTCGGCGAAGAGGGTGACGCTAAAGTTTGTCAAGAGCTAGAGAAAGAGGTTGATTTATATTTAAAATACGGCTCACTACACGAAACACGATTATTCTATGACGAAATCTCAAAAAGATATTTCGAGATGAGCATGTATGAAATGAAAGAAGCCGAGTATAACATGAATAGAATGTTTAATTTCTTAGGGGCTCTTAAGTTAAACGAAGTATATGAATTCTTCAATCTAGGTCCAACTGAATATGGAGAAACCGTTGGATGGGCTGCTTTACGTGATTGGGAAGTTATTGGATATTCTTGGATCGAAGCGACATTTGACGAGATTGAAACACCTGATGGTCTACAAGCATTCTCTATCAGATTCAACATGGAACCAACCAAGGATTATCTTCAATGGTATTAGTACGCGAAAAATACATGGTCCTTTATGAGAAGATAATAAATTTAAGGAGAGTGTTAATTATGATGAACAATGAAAATATTAACTTTTTAAAAGCTTGGAGTAAAGCTGAGGAAGCTATTAAGATGATGAATAAATATCGAGATAACGACGAGGCTAAATACGCTGAGTGGGAAAAAGTATACTATGATCAAATGGCCATCACAAAAGCAGTAATCCGTAAACAATATTTGAAAGCTCAAAAGTAGGCACGCAAGTGCTTTTACTTTTCCACGCGAAATTCACAACGCCTATTATGAGAAAGACGAAACTAATTTAAAGGAGAGTGTTCTTTATGAAAAATTTCAAAGTCGATACTGTTCAAGTGGTTGCATTATTAGGTGGTGCGTTTGCTGTAGTAGGTTCAATGTTAACGGACTATGCTAATGATAAAAAACTTGAAGGTGTTGTTAATGAAAAAGTAGCTAAAGCCATTGCCGAACAATTAGGTAAGATTACTCATTAAGAATAAGCCACAACGGCTTGTTCTTTTGCGTTTCACAAATTTATATTTAGGAGGTATTAGTATGGACCTTAAGGAGATCAGAAATGAGGTTATTAATAAGGTATCTAAGAAAAGCCCGGAGATTCTTGTCGGATTTGGTTTGGCTGGTATGCTTACAAGTACCGTGTTGGCAGTTAAGGCGACACCCAAAGCTCTTGATATTTTAGAACAAGAGGATGAAGATTTAACTAAATTGGAAGTAGTTAAGAAAACTTGGAAATGCTATGTACCAGCGGCCGTTGGATATTGTACGTCAGCAGCTTGTATTATCGCAGCTACCACAACTCAAAATAAACGACATGCGATGTTAGCCGGCGCTTATAAATTATCCGAGTCAGCGTTACTCGAATATAGAAATAAAGTTGTGGAGACACTTGGCGAAGAGAAAGAGAAGGAGATTCGTGATTCAATCGCCAAGGATAGAGTTGAAGATAGACCTGTAGTAGTTAACTGTCTAGGTAAGGAGGAATTCCTATGTTACGATATGCTATCCGGACGTTACTTCAAATCAAGCATCGACGTGATTCAGAAAGCGGTAAACGATATGAACTACAAGCTGTTGAACGACAACATCTTATCGTTGAACGAGTTCTATTTCGAATTAGGCATGAAACCAACCGATATCGGGTATGAACAAGGATGGGATATTTCAAAAGGAATGATTGAAGTTTCATTTAGCTCAATCATTTCGGAAGATGATAAACCGTGTATTGTTATGCATTTTGATAATCCACCGCAATATGGATTTGATAGATTTATGTAGTACGCGAAAATTACATTCTGTATTATGAGAGAGTGAGACCTCGGTTGGAGCGGTCATTCACGACGCAGCGCAGGTGGTTCGATTCCACACTCGCTCTTTCTTTTTTTGTTTTATATTTTAGAGAGGAGATGTTTATTATGAACGAATACAAAGGTAATTCTCATAGAAGCAAAGAGGAGGCTTCTACAGAAGTAGTACCGGTTAAAAAAGTTGAGCGTGTTGCTAATGGTAAAACTCGTAAGAAAGGTGAGGTTCGAAAATTAGCTGATGCGTTTATAGCGGAAGATGTTAAGAGCGTAAAAGATTATATTATTCAAGACGTATTAATTCCAGCTGCTAAAAAAGCTATTGTCGAGATGGTCGATAGCGGTATTAATATGTTGATATATGGTGAATCTAAACCTAGAAATAAAGATAGAAATAATTCACGAGTATCTTATACTAAATACTACGAACGAGAACGAGATTATGACCGAGGAACACGAACACGAGTTCGAGGATACGACTATGATGATATTATTCTAGACACTCGTAGAGAAGCAGAAGAAGTATTAGATAGAATGCAAGACTTAATTGATACTTATGGTATGGTGAGCGTTGCTGATTTATACGATTTAGTTGGTATCAATGGAAGCTATACGGATAATAAATACGGATGGACTCGTTTACGAGATGCGGATGTTCAACGTGTGAGAGATGGATATTTACTTAAACTTCCAAAAGCTTTACCATTCGATTAAAAAATTCCGGGGAGGGAAAATTCTATGATCTTTTTAGATGCTCTGTTTGCTTTCTTCTTATACAAATTCTTTGGTGAAGGTGCTCTTTATATTTTGGCAATTACTTGTTGTGTTTCTTTTCTTCGTAATTGGGGAAAAGTAGGTTTTGTTGCCGGTATCTATCAAGATGCCATTATTAATAATTTATTGAAAAAGGAGGTAAATGAAGATGAAAGTCTTTAAAAACTTCTGGAAGGAGAAAAAACGCGAGATGACTGTTGAAGCTTTCGATACTATTGTTGAGAATAAATTAGAAAATAATAAACGTGAAATAGCTATAGCGGCCGGCGTAGTAGCTGGCCTTGTAATTTTAGGTTGCTTACATATGAGACACTCATCAAAGCAACCACAAACGGTGATTTATATTATTAAATAAGGAGAGTGTTATTTATGGGTAGCTTTGGTATTGTTATTGGTTATATGTTAATTGGGAGTGTCATTGGACACAATTTATATAAAATGATTAAAAAATCTAAAGGAGTGTGTTAATTATGAAAGAAAAATTTGTTAACGTATATAATGGTGTTAAAGGTAAAGTTGAAAAACATAGCCCTGAAATTTTAATGGGTGTTGGTGTTGTTGGTATTGTTACAGGTACTGTAATGGCTTGTCGAGCAACTATGAAATTAAATGATATTTTAGAAGAAGCACAAGAAACACGAGATAAAATCAAAGAAGTTGAATCTAATCCAGACTATGAAGATAAATACACAGCAGAAGATGCTAAAAAAGATTTAACTATTAACTACGTTCAAACAGGAGTTAAAGTTGCAAAATTATATGCTCCAGCCGTAGCTGTTAGTGTTGCTGGGGTTGGATGTGTGTTGGCTTCACATGATATTATGAAAAAACGTAACGTTGCATTATCAGCGGCATATTTAACAGTCGATAAATCTTTCAAAGAATACAAACAACGAGTTGTAGATCGTTTCGGGGAAGAAGTAGAAAAAGAAATCCGTTATGGAATTAAAGCTGAAGAGATTGTTGAAACTGTTACGGACGAAGAGGGAAACGAAACAACTGTAACAGAAACAGTTAAAACAATGAATCCAACTTTATATTCTGATTACGCTCGTTTCTTCGATGAAGCAAGCCCATGTTGGCAAAATGATCCAGAATACAATTTAATGTTCTTACGAGCTCAACAACAATACGCAAACGATTTACTACGAGCAAAAGGGCGTTTATTCTTAAATGATGTATATGACATGTTAGGAATCGAGAAAACTAAAGCTGGACAAATTGTTGGTTGGGTATATGATAGAGAGAATCCAAATGGAGACAACTTCGTTGACTTCGGTATTTATGATATGAGCAAAGAACGTGTTCGAGCATTCGTAAATGGATATGAAACAAACATCTTATTAGATTTTAATGTTGATGGAAATATTTGGGATTTAATGTAAATTGAAAGGGGATGTTATTATGAATAAAAGTAGAGTATTAAAAATATGTACTGGTGCTTGTGTGGGTGGTTTAATTGGGTTTGGTATTGATACAATAATAAAACATCGTAAATTAAATAAAGCATTTGATGATGCAATCGATAAAAAAGATTTAGAAGAAGCGAGAAAAATAGAAAAAGAAATAAAAGTAATCGAAACCAATGTTGATATTGTATTAAAAATTGCTACGGTAGTAGTATCTTTTAAATTCGCATATGATATCGTAAAACAAATACAATCTAATCGCGAATTCAACGAATTAAATTTCACAATGACATTATGTCATATTTTAGATACAGATGAATCTATAAATAATTCCGACAAATTAGATTTAATAAATAAAATAATAGATTCAGGGAAATTCGGAGAAAAAGCCATTAAAATATTAAAAGATCAAGTTACTGAAATCGTGGAGGTGAACTAATATGAATAAATACATAACTAAAACTGTCGATAAAGTTTTAGATTTAGATATTCAAGAATTAGTTCACCCGGATAAATGTACACTACCACAAGTAAGAAATGCTATGAATATGAATGATAATATCGCAGATAACGCAATTAAAATGATGATAACAAAAAGCGGAGCAATTGCGATTTTAATCGTTGTTGGTGGTATTGTATTTAAAATGATAGAACCGAATATCACCAATATTATATTGGCTAAAAATTCAAAAGAGTTAGAAAATAATAAAGAGGAGGAATAGTTATGAAAGGCTTATTTATATTTGCTGCCGGCTTAGCTGTTGGTGCTATTGCCGGAGCTTGTTTAGTACGTAATAAAGCGTTAGAAGACGCTAAACAAGAAGTAGAAGAAGTACGTGAATATTATAGAGAAAAACTTAATGAAGTTAAAGAAGAGGAGCCTCAAGTTGAAGTAGAGGTTCCTCAAGATGTTGATGTAGTGAAAGATATTGTTAAAGAAAACGGGTATACAAACTATAATAAACCACAAACTATTAACGTTCCACAATATGATGATCCATATGTTATCGATCCATCAGAGTTTGGTGAAGAGCCAGGCTATGATACAATGACTTTAACATATTTCGCAGATGGCGTATTAGTGGATGATGTGGATGACGTTATCGAACAAGCGGATGTCGTTGTGGGACTTGAAAACCTTAAGGTGTTTGAAGAGTTCGGCGCGACAGCAGTCTATGTGCGAAATGATATTTATAGAACGGATTATGAGATTCTACGAGACGATTGGAATTATTCAGACCTGAAAGAGCCACCGTTCGAGAAGAAACCTCATCAATTATAGTCTCCGGGTAAAGAGAGGAGGAGATTATAATGCATGAAGTATTAGATGATTACTTTGATTGGTTATATCACTTAGCTATGTATGATGAAGATGGCTGGGGATTCATGAAGTTATTTGGAATGTTACACGATATTAGCTTTAGATATTCCGTCGACTATGATGAGAATCGAGCAGCTGATGGAGAAAATATGAGATGGTATTACGTAAACGATGGTGGTGATATTCGTATAATGGACTGGGCCCGTCCTTGTACGGTATTAGAGCTTATCGTTTCGGTAGCATTACATATGGAAAACATTACGGGCGAGATGGATATTCGCTATTGGTTCTGGCGAATGCTTGATAATCTCGACTTATCATGGATGACGGATAGGAAGTTTGATTCTGCTTATGTATACGGACAAATAGAGATATTCTTAGATAGAGATTACGAACCAGATGGACGAGGAAATATTATTCATATTCCTGGTTGCAAGGAAGATTTACGAGAAGTTGAAATATGGAAACAAATGTGTTGGTATTTAGATAGTTTTTTATAAGGAGGTTTTAAATATGGATCAAGAAACACGTTGTTAGTAATAAAGGAGGGGACTTAACGGTATGATTGATTTCTTAATGATCTCGACACGTAGTACGAAACGAGGCGTTATCGAAATCTATCCAAAATTCATAATCAAAAAGAGCTCCGACCTTATGATTAGAGGTGGAGACTTCTATGCAATATGGTTGGAAGAACGAGGATTATGGTCAACCGATGAACAAGACGCACTACAATTAATAGATAAAGAACTTGATAAATACGCGGAAGAGAACAAAGATAGATTTGATGCTACGATTCGGGTTCTGCATATGTGGGACGCCGAATCTGGCATGATAGACGCCTGGCATAAATATTGTCAACGGCAAATGCGGGATTCTTTCCATACTCTAGATGACAAATTGATATTCTCAAATATGAAAACGGATAAGACGGATTACGCAAGTAAACGACTATCATACCCCCTAGAGGATGGAGACTATTCTTCATTTGAAAAACTTATTTCGACTTTATATACTCCAGAGGAAAGACATAAGATTGAATGGTCTATAGGTTCTATTGTATCGGGAGAATCAAAGAATATTCAAAAGTTTATGGTGTTCTATGGTTCAGCGGGTACAGGTAAGTCGACAATCTTAAATATTATACAACAATTATTCGATGGATATTACTCGGTGTTTGACGCGCGGGCACTGGGTTCTAGTAGTAATTCATTCGCACTTGAATCATTTAAGAGTAATCCACTTGTAGCTATTCAACATGACGGTGACTTATCACGAATTGAGGATAATACAAGACTTAATAGTTTAGTTTCTCATGAGCTGATGACGGTAAATGAAAAGTTTAAAGCCGCATATTCGAGTAGATTTAATTGTTTCTTATATATGGGTACGAACAAGCCGGTAAAGATTACAGACGCTAAATCGGGTTTAATACGACGTTTGATAGACGTATCACCGTCAGGTAACAAATTAAGCCCAGTTGAGTATAAAGCAGTTATGAAAAGAGTCTCATTCGAGCTCGGTGCAATCGCGAAGCACTGTCTGGATGTCTTCAATGCAAACCCGGGAGCATATGACGACTACGTCCCAATCTCTATGATGGGAGCTTCGAATGATTTCTATAACTATGTATTAGACGCATACCCAGTATTTAAGAAAGAAAACGCAACGACACTTAAATGTGCGTGGGAAATGTATAAAAACTATTGTGATGAGGCTAAAGTACCATATCCGATGTCGAAACGAGTATTTAAAGAGGAATTAAGAAACTACTTTAAAGATTATAAAGAACGATATAGACTTGATGATGAAACACGAGTTAGAAGTTATTATATAGGTTTCAGAGAAGAGAAATTCGAAGAGGAGCAAACTGAGGTAAAACCTGTAGAAGAGAAACCGAAATTGATATTTGAGTATACAGAATCGATATTCGATGAACTATGTGAGGATTGTTTCGCTCAGTATGCTACTGATAAAGGAACACCAAGTAAAAAATGGGATAATGTTGCCACGACTCTAAAGGATATTGATACGAGTCAGCTTCATTATGTTAAGGTTCCGGAGAATCATATAGTTATTGACTTTGATATTCCAGACGAAAACGGAAACAAGTCATTAGAACGTAATTTAGAAGAAGCAAGCAAATGGCCACCAACTTACGGCGAGCTCAGTAAGAGCGGAAACGGCGTTCACTTGCATTATATTTACACGGGAGACCCTAGTAAACTTAGCTCGATATATTCCGAACATATTGAGGTTAAGGTATACTCGGGTAAAAGT